AACCAACCCTATATACCTTTTTCAAATGCAATTTAATATTTATTATTATAATATTGAATGAAATAATACTATACAGAAAAGAAAAACTGTATTAAAATGAAAAAATGCCTAAAATTAGAGATGGTGCATTAACACCAAAACAAAGAGCTTTTGTTGAAATCTTTGTAAAAGAAAATGGTCGTTTGACGGCGACAGAATGTGCAAAACAGGCGGGATATTCTGAGAAATCCGCTGTATCACAATCATGTAACCTAAGAAATCCTAAGTATTTTCCTAAAGTTGTAGAAGCTATAGAGAATTTACAGCGTGAATATGCAGAAGCAAGTAAGCTAGATTTTGTCAAACACTCAAGAGAACTGTCACGGTTAAGAGATGTTGCAGTAACTAATGGACAAATGGGTCCTGCCATAAATGCTGAATATCGTCGCGGTCAGTTAGCAGGGTTTTATGTTGATCGTAAAGAGGTTGTGACAGCCTCGCTTGATAACATGACTAGACCAGAATTAGAGGCAAAACTCAAAGAAATCCGAGATCATAATGTTATCAATGGCGAAGCCATCGGTGTAGAAATTAAAGAAATTACTGAAGATATATTTGACCAATCTCAATTAAACTCACAAAATAAACTATTAAAAACCAATAAATAGTTAATTTTATAAATAATCTTATTATAATCCACATCAATATCCTACTTTATAAGTGCTTGTATAATCTTTAGTCCCACCTGTTCTACAAACGACACTACAATATCTCTCAAATACTCCCATTTCTTTTTCTTTATTACAATAAAAACATTTTCTTTTAA